AAACAATACAACAATACAATAATAAAAGAATAAAATATTAATTAAATGGCATCAACAGATAAAATTTTTGTGAGTCCTGGAGTTTTCACTTCAGAAAAAGATTTAACATTCGTTACTAGACAAGTAGGTGTAACCACACTAGGTTTAGTGGGTGAGACACCTAAAGGACCAGCCGAAGAACCAGTATTTGTTTCAAATTATAATGACTTTATTAGTTATTTTGGTGGATTAAATCCTGAAACATATAAAGGTACGGGTTTTCATAAATATGAACTTAACTATATCGCTAAATCATTTTTAACACAAACAAATCAATTATACATTAGTAGAGTACTAGGGTATTCAGGATATAAAGCGGGTGGGGCATGGTGTATAACACTAGACTCTGCAGCGGACACATCAACAGAAACAATTATAAGTACAACTACTAATGGTGGTTTAACATTCAGTGCAACTACTGGTGGTGTACCAGTAACTATGACTTTTGATGACGCACTTTTACAATCATTATATGATAATGGAGAAATTTCTTCTTCATTTAATAATATTGGTACGTTAAGTGTGGGTGAAAGCGTTACAATTACAGAACCAAAGTATAATAAAACTGGTTGTGATTTCTTAGGTGCAACTTTCGATTTAGAAGTTGTGTCCGCAGGAACCTCAACCACAGGTTTCGTAACAGGACAAACGACAGGTACTGTAGTTACTTATACTGCCACTTGTTACACAGACATTGATGGTAGTGTTATTTCAACATTAAGATCAAGAGGTGGTTATAATGGGGATGAGATATTAGATTTTGAAGTCGTAACCGCAGAAATGGTTAATACTGATTTAATACCTAATGACCCTTTAGCAACATTCACTATTAGTGGTACTACTGCAAACGGTGGAACGTTTACTTACGATACTTCATTAGATAGAACAAATAAAAATTATTTACCTGGTTTATTAGGTACTAAAGTACAAGATAAAGAAACAGAATTGTTTGTGGAAGAAATGTATATTAATTCATTAGATGACTTAAACAGTTCAGGTAAAGTTAGAGGTTTAGATATTACCTTTAATGAAATCGAATCAACTGATACATATAATTTAGATGATTATCAGGAAAAATGGAAATCTGCGGCATCACCATTTGTATTATCAGAGTTAAGAGGTAATAAATTACAGAGACTATTTAGGTTTATTACCATTTCTGATGGTAACGCAGCTAATAAAGATGTTAAATTTTCAATTGTAAACATTAAACCAGATGATAAAACGTTTGATTTATTAGTAAGAAACTTTTACGATAATGATGATAATGTTTCAGTAGTAGAAAAATATAGTAAATTATCTTTAGATCCAACTTCAAACGGATATATAGGTAGAAAAATTGGTACTGCAGATGGTAACTTTCCGTTAAGAAGTAAATATATTATGGTAGAGATGGCTACTGACTTCCCAACTGACGGTATACCAGCAGGTTTTGAAGGAGTTTTAGATAGAACATATATTGGTTCTAGAAGTTCTTTACCTCCACAAATAGAATATAAGACATCTTATGGGCAACTTAGTGGTGCTAAAATAAGAAAAACTTATTTAGGTTTAAATACTAGTATTGGTGTAGATCAAGACTTTTTTAACTATAAAGGATTAAATGCGGTTAATGATGGGTTATATACAGGTAAAACAGATGGTTTCCATTTAGACGTTAACGCTAAAGGTGCTGAAGTATCGGCAGGTGAAGCTAGTTATTATCCAGTATTACAAGTTGGTATATCTGCATTTACAACGTCCGCTTCAATACAAAACGGACCATATGAAAGAATAAACACTAGAAAATTCACTTTTGCACCATTTGGTGGATGGGATGGATGGGACGAATATCGTTTACAAAGAACTAACGGTGATTCATATCGAATTAACGGTTCTAAAGGTAGTGCTGGTTTAACTGTTGGTACGTTTACACAAATAACTGACTCAGCAGGTGATTTAGGAATAACTTCCGATTATTACTCTTACTTAAATGGTATATATACTTTTAATAATCCCGAAGATGTGAATATTAATGTATTTGCAACACCAGGTATTGATTTAAGAGATCAAACTAACTTAGTTGAAGCAGCGGTTGATGTTATTGAAGTTGATAGAGCGGATTCATTATATGTTATTACAACACCTGATACTGATTCAGATGGTTTTGCATTAACAACAGAAGAAGCGACAGATATTGTAGAGGATTCTGGAATCGATAGTAGTTATTCTGCCACTTACTGGCCATGGTTACAAATGAATGATACGGAAAATAATCAATATGTTTGGTTACCACCAACAGTAGAGGTTATGAGAAACATCGCATTAACAGATAACGTAGCGTTTCCTTGGTTCGCAGCAGCAGGTTTAAATAGAGGTACAACTAACGCAATTGCAGCGAGAGTTAAATTAACATTAGATCAAAGAGATACTCTTTATGAAGGTAAAGTTAATCCAATGGCTACATTCTCAGACGTAGGGGTAGTGATATGGGGTAATAAAACCTTACAAACTAAAGAGACTGCACTTGATAGAATCAATGTTAGAAGACTATTATTACAAGCGAGAAAACTTATTTCGGCAGTTTCTATCAGATTATTATTTGAACAAAACGATCAGGTAGTAAGAAACCAATTCTTATCATTAGTTAACCCAATATTAGATAATATTAGAAAAGAAAGAGGTTTAACTGACTTTAGAGTTGTATTAGATGATACACCTGAATCAATTGATAGAAATGAATTAAACGGTAGAATATTTATAAAACCAACCAGAACATTAGAATATATTAGTATTGAATTTAATATTACTAACACTGGAGCAAATTTTGAC